CAAGTCACTAAAGGTAGTGAGTTGCCCATGGAAACCTTCGGAGTCTTCGTTGGCGCCGAAACCAAAATAAGTAAAAAGTAAAAGGAGCATATAATGACGAACCAAGAACCAACGCAACAAGCAGTTGCAAAGAAAGCCGAAAGTAAATTACCTGCATTGGATATTTCTATGATGGAAAAAGATGCAAGTAAGGGTCTAGAAAATCTTACACAAGATGATCTAGCGACACCTAGAATAAAAGTCCTTATGGCTTTGTCACCTGAGATTGAGACTATTGAAGGTGCAAAAGCAGGTATGATTTATAATACAGTGACTAATGAACTGTACGATGGATTAAAAGGCATTAGAGTTCTACACTGCGCTTACGAAAGACAGTACGTAGAATGGACAGATAGAGGTCAAGGCACAAGTGCACCTGTAAATATTTATGGTGCAAGCAGTGACATTCTTACCAAAACAACTCGCGATGATAACAATAAAGATCGTTTAGAAAACGGTAATTATATCGAAACTTGTGGTAATCATTTTATTCTTGTAGTAGGAGAAAATGGTGTCACAACTCCGGCAGTTATTACTATGAAGGGTACACAACTTAAAAAGTCTAAGAAGTGGAACACCGTGAGACAAACACAAAAACTAGAAGGTAAGAATGGCTTATTTACACCTCCTTCTTACGCTTTCTTTTACAGATTAAAAACTGTTAAAGAAGGAAACGATAAAGGTAATTGGCATGGTTGGGAAATCACTATTGAAGAGCAACTAACGAATGCTAATTATTACTCTGAGGCAAAATTATTTGACGAGAGTGTAAGCAAAGGTGAAAGTAAAGTTAAGTATGAAGAAGACGCGCCTTCTTCAGCAAGCACACCATTTTAAATATTTAGGGGGTTTCGGCCCCCTTTTTTTATAAAACATGGATGAGAGAGTAAACAAATTTAAAAAGATTTTTAGTGGGTTGGAACGAGCCTATGGTCAGTATAAAAGTGAAGGACAAAAAGATAACGGCAAGGTATCCGGTAAAGCTTTTATAACAAAACAAGAAGTCACTGATGGATTGTGGGTTGATCATTTAGCAGGTAAAGACCCCAGTTTAGGTATTATACCTATTATGGATGACTCCACTTGTAGGTGGGGTTGTATAGATATAGATGTCTATCCTTTAGATTATAAAAAAATTGTTACAGGTATAAGAAATCTTAAACTACCTTTAGTTATGTGTCGTTCAAAAAGTGGAGGAGCACATGTATTTATATTTTTAAAACAACCTGTTCAAGCAAGATTAGTTAGAGATAAATTATTAGAATGGTCTGCAGAAATAGGATATGCAAATTGTGAAATATTTCCAAAACAAATAGAGATCAAAGCAGATAGAGGAGATACAGGTAATTTTCTAAACTTACCTTACCACAACGGTGATGATAGTAATAGATATGCATTCAAGGACGACGGAACAGCCGCCACTGTAGAAGAGTTTTATGAACTCTATGATACTCATTGTACTAATGAAGAAGACTTAGTAGCTTTTAAAGTAAAAAGAAAAAAAGAAGTTAGTCAGTTAGATGATGGTCCTCCTTGTTTAGCAACGTTGATGTCTCAAGGTATTCCTGAAGGTGGAAGAGATAATACTTTATATCAATATGCAGTATACGCAAAAAAGAAGTGGCCGGATGAATGGAAAAAGAAAATAGATGAATTTAATTATAAATATATGGAGAATCCTTTAGGATCAGATCAAGTACAGAAGACAGTTAGACAACACGAAAAGAAAGATTATCAATTTAAATGCAAAGACCAACCTATGTGTTCTGTTTGTTCTCCTATAGTTTGTAAAACTAGAAAGTTTGGTATAGGTGATTCTTTTGAACATAGTTTTTCTGATTTAACAAAATATCAAAGTGATCAATCAGTTTGGTTTTTAAATGTAGACGGTAAAAGAATTGTATTAGAAACAGATCAGTTGTTTGATCAAAACAAATTTAGGAAAGCTTGTATGGATCATCTTAATATTATTCCTAATCCTATGAATGGTAATGATTGGACTAGACGATTACAACAACTTCTTAACGACGTAGAAGTTATAGAGATGCCTAAAGAAATTAGAAAAGAAGGTAGGTTTGACACCTTACTAGAATCATTCTTAGATGATCAAGGAGCGGCTATGGATATAGATGAAATATTTATAGGTAAAGCATGGTTTGAAAATGAAAGCGCCTTTTTTAGAATGGACTCTTTGCAAGATTTTTTAGATAAGAAAAGATTTAAAGATTTTTCTACAACTCAAATGAGTGCTCGTATTAGAGAGCTAGGTGGTGGGGACACAAGAAAGAAAGTTAAGAATAAAACAGTGTATATGTGGTATGTGCCTTATAAAAAGAAAGAAGATCAATCTTTAGATTTACCAAGTTTGGAACAGGAAGCACCATTTTGAGAAATATAATCTTTGGTCCTCCAGGAACAGGTAAAACAACTTATCTATTACAATTAGTAGAAAAAGAATTAAAGAATGGAGTAGCACCTAACAAGATTGGTTACTTTGCATTTACAAAAAAAGCAGCAGAGGAAGCTCTTAGTAGAGCTGCTAATACTTTTAACTACGACACAAAAGACTTTAGACACTTTAGAACACTTCACAGTTTGGCATATAGAGAACTAGGTTTGAGAGAAGAAGATGTTATGAATGATGATGACTATTCTTTTTTGTCAAATAAATTGCAAATTAAATTAAGTAACCCTAATAAAAAAGTAGAAAAATATGGAGCAGGCCTACCTGATGATGTCTTTACAAGAATAATAGATCTGTCAAAAATTAACGGTATTCCGGCAAAGCAACAGTTTGATAATCCCACGACGGGGCATTTACCAGGTGGTTGGTTAAAATTAGATTATATAGAAAGAGGTCTATATGAGTATAAGTTTGGTGGTATCTTTCCAAGAAAGAAATATGACTACACTGATATGCTTATTCAGTTTAATAAAAGAGATGTAGACTTGATGCCTGAGTTTGATGTTGTTATTATAGATGAAGCACAAGACTTAAGTTGGTTACAGTGGCAAATGGTAGACAGAATAGCACAAAGAACAAAGAGAGTTTATATTGCAGGAGACGATGACCAAGCCATATTTAAGTGGGCAGGTGCTAGACCTGAGTTTTTAATTAACATGAAGGGCGAAAGAAAGATATTAGATAAGTCTTATCGACTACCTTTAAAAATTCAAAAGAAAGCAACTGATCTTATTTCTAGAGTAAAAGAACGTGTAGATAAGCAATGGTCAGCTAGAGAAGAAGAAGGAGAGATTAATTATTACCCTACAGAGCAGTTGAATAAGTTGACAGAGGGTGATTGGTTGGTTCTTGCTCGTAATAAATATACTCTTGATAAGTTAGAAGAAAATTTAAAATTAAATGGTTATTACTACTCCAGGAATAATACTACTTCTGTAGATAGCAGAGTATTAAAAGGTATTAAATCTTGGGAGAGTATTCGTAAAGGTGAAAAGATTACCTATAAAGAAGTAAAACAATTTTATTATTTTTTACATGTAGATAAGTCAGTAGAGAAAGGTCATAAGACACTGCAAAAAGCAGACAGAGAAGCGTTGTATGACTACGAAACACTGACCACGAATCACGGATTAAAAGTTGATAGTAACTTACCTTGGTTTGAAGCATTAGACAGCATTCCGCGCATTAAGTCCTCCTATATTCGCGCGGTACTCCGTCGTGGACAGAATCTGGATTACTCTCCGAAGATTAAACTGTCCACGATACACGGAGCCAAAGGTGGAGAGGCAGACAACGTTATGTTGTTGACTGATTTATCTCGTAGAACAGATGAGTCTTATTGGAAAGATAAAGACGAAGAAAGAAGAGTCTTTTATGTTGGTATGACAAGAGCAAAGAAAAGTCTCAACATAGTTAGATCTAAAACAAACAGAGAGTTTTCGGAGGCATTTTAATGAAAGACGTATTACTAAAACAGTTAGAAGTAACAGATAAAAAAATGACTATTTTGTTATCTCTATCTTTTACATTAACAAAAGAAGAAATCTTAGACCGTTTAAAAATTTTAAAGATAGAACTAAGGACACTTAAACAAGATATACAAAACATAAAGGAGTCAAACGATGTCAGTGAGTGATAATATATTAAAGATAGCAAAAGAACTTATACAAGGTGATAGAGCTAGTGATTATGGTAACAAAATTACAACTCACACAAACATAGCTAATCTATGGAGTGAATACTTAGGGCACCCTGTTTCAGCACATGATGTAGCTATTTGTATGATATTACTTAAGATAGCTAGATTGAAGACAAAACATAAAGAAGATTCTTATATAGATATTGCAGGATATGCAGCTATTGCAGCAGAGATTGAAATAGATGATAGAGTGTCAAAAATAAATAAAGAAAATAAATGACACAGATACCTTTATTTCAACCGCCAAGTGAATGGCTACCTCCAGAAAATATTCCGGATTTATCTGATGCAAAAGAAATTGCAATTGACTTAGAAACAAATGATCCAGGTATTAAAAGTATGGGGCCAGGTTGGGCGATTGGTAATGGTTACATTGCAGGTATTGCTATTGCTGTAGAAGGTTGGAAAGGTTACTTCCCTATACGTCATGAAGGTGGTGGTAATTTTGATGAGAACATCATTAAAAGACAGGTAAAAAAGATATTAGACTTGCCTTGTGATAAAGTTTTTCACAATGCTATGTATGACGTAGGTTGGTTACGTTGGTGGGGATTAGAAGTCAAAGGAAGAATTATAGATACTTTAATTGCTGCACCTTTAATTAATGAAAATAGATTTAGATATTCTTTAAATGAATTAGGAAAAGAATACTTACAAGATTCAAAGTCAGAAGGTTTATTGTATGAAGCGGCAAAGGAATGGGGTGTCGATGCTAAAGGTGAAATGTATAAGTTGCCGCCTATGTATGTCGGTCCTTACGCAGAACAAGATGCCGATCTGACTTTGAAACTATGGCAATACTTCAAAACAGAAATTATTAAACAAGAATTGACAAGTGTCTTTAATTTAGAAACAGAGTTGTTTCCTTGTTTGTTAGATATGAAATGGAAAGGTGTTTGTGTTAATCTTGAGAAGGCTGATTCTATCAAAAGAAGTTTAGAGAAAAGAGAGAAAACATTTCTGTCTCGCATTAAACAGGACAGCGGATTTGAGGTAGATATATGGGCAGCAAAAAGTATCGCTAAAGCTTTTGATAAACTCAACATACCTTATGAAAGAACAGAAAAGTCTGGTCAACCTAAGTTTGATAAAAACTTTTTAGTAACACATAGGAATCCTTTTGCACGTATTGTAGCTAATGCGAGAGAGATTAACAAAGCGAGAACAACTTTTATAGATACAATCTTAAAGCATTCTTACAAAGGTAAGATTCATGCAGAGATACATCAAATGAGAAGTGATGAAGGTGGTACAGTCACGGGTAGATTTAGTTATAGTAACCCGAACCTTCAACAAATTCCTGCACGAAACAAGGAACTCGGACCAATGATTAGATCTATTTTTGTTCCTGAGAAAGACTGTACGTGGGGTTGTTTTGATTATTCACAACAAGAACCAAGAGTGTTAGTGCATTTTGCAGCTTTGACACAAGGTGGTTTAAAAGGTGCTGATAAAGTTATTGAGTCTTACAAAACAGAGGACCCTGACTTTCATCAAGCAGTTGCAGACATGGCAGGGATTGATCGATCCTCTGCTAAAACAATTAATTTAGGTATGATGTACGGAATGGGTAAAGGTAAACTTGCTAGTCAGTTGGGTTTAAATCCAGATGAAGCAGAAGATTTGTTTGCTAAGTTTCATGGTAACGTTCCTTTCGTAAAACAACTTATGCAAGAAGCTACGAAGAAAGCGGACAGTGTAGGATATCTTAGAACTTTATTAGGTAGAAAATGTCGTTTTGATTTATGGGAACCGAGAGCATTTGGTATACATAAGTCACTATCTTTAGCAGACGCTGAGAGAGAATATGGAAAAGACCTTAAAAGAGCATGGACTTATAAAGCTTTAAATAGGTTGATTCAAGGGTCTTCTGCGGACATGACAAAAAAAGCTATGGTTGATTTATATAAAGAAGGTATAGTATCACATATACAAGTTCACGATGAATTGAATGTATCAATTGAAAGTGAAGAGCAAGCCATCAAGATTAGGAAAATGATGGAAGAAACGGTTGAACTTAAAGTACCACTGAAAGTGGATATGGAGATAGGTCCGTCATGGGGAGAGATCCAAAGCAAGTAATCGGAGACATAAGCGAATTTAAAGCTGTCATAAAGTTTTTGAAAGAAGGCTATATGGTATTTAAAAATATGTCAGCCATAGGTCCAATTGATTTAGTTTTAGTAAATCAAGAGACAGGGGAAGTAAGATTTATTGATGTCAAGACTATCAGTTATCGTAAGGTAGGGACAAAGATTAATAGAACAACGACCACGGAACAGAACAAACTTAAAGTTGAACTAATTTATATTGATAAGGAGGACTAATGCTTAAATTTTTTATGATAGGATTTTTATGTATTCAAGGTTCTTTGAATGTAGAAGATCAATGTGTAAGAATGGCCTCAGAAATAGTTTACTACAACTATGATACTTGTTTTCAACAGATACAAATCTATAAAGAAGAGTTTTCAGATCTAAATAAAGATACGAAAACCGCCGTAGAATTTACTTGTGTGTCTTCCTACCTTATAGAGGATATTTTAACCGGAGAAAGAGCTTAAATTAGTCCTTGATTTTCCCATACTATTCCTATATATATGGGCTTATATGAAAATACATACTATATGTAGTAGAAGGGAAGAAAATGACAGATATTACAAAATATAAATCTGTGGCCGTCAAGAAAGAAGCCTACGAACTAGCAAACGAAGTTAAAGCAAAAGTGCCTGAATTAAAGCATTTATCCATGGGTGGTCTAATACTATTTTTAGTAGATAGATTTGAACAAGATGTTAACAACGGACGTTACAAACAAAATAGTTAGTGCAGTTATACGCTTTAAAAAAGATGACCGTAAACACGTCCGCGTTTCCTATTTGGAAGGCGAAGACAAAATCTTTCTTGCGGAAGAGTGGGACATGATTGTAACCGAAGGAAGAAAACTTTGGATACAACATGCAGATGAGATTACAGAACTACGAAGGGATTTAAGTAGATTAGATGACTGAAGAAAAAAAGAAAAGTGACGACAAATTAAGTTATGAAATTTATCAACCATTTGGACCTAGTATACTAAAAACGAAACTCCCTGCTTTTTACGTAGAAAATATAAATAAAGAATCTGATAGGATTTTAAATAGTGAAGACTTATCCAAAGAGTATGACTACAGTCAAAATCTAGCAGGTAACGTTAAAAAAGAGATAAAGATTTCAGAAGATAAGATTCCGGGACTCAAGCAATTTTATGTAGCTTTAGCTCAAGAGTATGTCAATAAAATTGTACCTGGTGCAGTTCCATCAGGGACTTCATTATCTCTTACAAGTTGGGTTGTTAGTCAATATCAAGGAGACTTTAATCCTATTCACATTCATGACTCTAATCTTTCAGGTGTAGCTTTTTTAAAAGTTCCCGATAAGTTAGAAGAAGAATACGC